CTGACCACATGCAGAAATTTGTCTGGTGGGTTTGGGGCCTTGGTAGTGGCGCAACCGCCCGACGCTACCATGAGACCTGTCTGAGATTTCCGCAGATGATGGAGTCTGACTTCAGTAAGTACGACGCGTCGATGGGACCGTTCTGGTTGTGGTTCAACCGAGAGTTCCTCTACCGCCTCTTCCTTAAGCATCTCGGAGAGATCGACAAATTGCTCAGTGACTCCGAATGGCAACGCGTATTGACTACCTGTGGTCTACACTTTGATTATGGGAGTGCTAGATTCACGGGGGTAAACGAGACAGCTCTCTTCAACACCCTCGATCAGGCGTTTGTACAGTACGTGTCCCATAGGCTGCACAGTTGCAACCATGATGAAGCGATCAGATTCATCGAGGCCAGCCTCTTCGGCGGCGATGATGGTATCACCCCTTTTGTTGGGCAGGATCTTCCAGCGACAGCGGCGCGTTTTGGGATGAAGGTCACTTATCGCGTTTTCGATAGTGACTCTCCCTGCCGCTTTCTTGGCAGGATCTACCTCTCAGGCTCCAATACCCCTGAGAGCGTTCAGGACATTTCAGAGTTTTTAGCCCACATTCATCTCGTTTCGTGCGCCGGCAACGTGTCCACGTCCCAGGCATTAGTAAATGTCGCAACGGGCTTGTACGTAACCGACTCACGTACCCCTATCATTCGAGAGTTCTGCCAGTCCGTCTTCAGTGCGTATCCTCTGTTGTCGCGCAACATCCATCGTAATGATGAGTGGTGGTTCCGCCACTACGACACACGTGATCCGTTTCCATATGGTGATTACGCGGATGATGATTCTGTCATTGCTCATTTCTCCACCGTCATGGGAGTGACTGTCGAGGAACTCCTGGCGTTGCGGCAGTGGTTTCTCGACAACCCCTTCTATGTTGGCTCCATTCTTCCTGAGTTACACGTGGTGTTTAGACCTTCTCTTAAGGTCTCTTACCAGATATACGGCATCCCTTTTGGCGCACCCGAAGTGCCTCCACCGCTGCCCCGAATCCCTCGTCGGGAACGGCTAAGGTTGCACGACGCCGCTATGGACAATGCCGTATCCGGAGACGCCACGGATGACGTATTTTCTCTTGGCTCATCTCGTTCCGCAGTTAAACGGGTTGCCCTCTCTGCCGAGGAGGACGCCTGCTTTAAGTGCGGGGAGACTGGGCATTACGCCGCCGATTGTCCCTCGCGCCGCACATGCCGAAAGTGTGGTAAGGAGGGGCATCTGGCGCGGTCATGCACTGCAGATGAGGAGCGCGCTGCTTCGGAGATTCTGCAACAGCTTGGCCTGGCAGATTCGCCGGCATTGACCCCGCGCGCGAGGGGCAAAGCAAGCCGGCGACGCGAGTAGGCTGCGGCCTTACTGCTCGATCTCCCTACTCGTGGGCGCG